ATGATAATATGAAACTGGGAGAAGTGTTTTTACTTGAGCCTGTTGGAAGAGATATTGGATACATGCTTCGTCCTTATTTTGGTGGAAATCAAAAAGCCCCTCATGACATATGCATACGAATGAAGAGACTAGTTTACAAATAAGATATTCAAAGCCTACTAGAGAGAACATTGCAATGTATCTTGTAGAGAGACAAATGTCCATTATAGGAAAGACATTTGAGGATGCTGAGAATGATAAAGATTGGTTCCACAACTATACAATGACACAGGAACAGTTTTTAGAATTCAAGAAAGAAGCGTTATATTTGATAAAGAAGGTGTTCAAGTGTAACAAGGCTTACGCAGAGAAGAATTTTGATTGGTGGAATCTAAATTGGGGTCTTCGTATATTTCCTATTCCAGAAGACGTAAGAATACTAACTGCAAATTCACCATTTAATGCAAGGAAAAAGGAACAATCAGATAAATGATAGTGAAAATACTATCATAATTGGTATAATGGGAATTGTTTTCACTTTATTGTGTTATTTATTAATCAGTGTTATTGAAAAAATCAATTAACAATGGGAGCTACAACTTTTCAGTTTAAGCAAAGAGGATACACTCTTGAAGAAGCTTACAGTAGTGCTGTAGAAGATGCAATTGATGAATATGGGAATGACAATTATAATGGAACCATCTCCACTACACAGGGTGTAAGAGATGTCACAAAAGAGTTTAAAGCTAGTGGGAAAAGTGTTCAGCAGTATATTGATGATGTAATAGATGATATTCCTAAACGGGGTACAGCTCGTGCTATATGCATTGAAGAGCCTAAAGATGATGTAGGGAAAATAAAGACTAAAGTGGAGCATATTGTTACACCGGGAACAAAGAAATGGGTGTTGAAATATGTTGTTACAGAGCGTTCTTCTGATGCATTAATTGGATCTTATCTTACAAAAGGAGAAGCTGTAGAGAATGCTAGAAAACATACAGAGAAAACCACACATCCTACAATGATTGAAATGCAGAAGGTGCTTGAAAAAGGAACCAATCTTGTAGCAAAGGTGACATATAAGGGAAATCGTAAACAAGGACTTTGGGTATTGTTTGGTGTAGCAGCAGAATAATTTTACAACTATGAATATTAACGAGGCAGTAGATTACATGAAGCAAAGTAGGAATGTCCAAGATTGGAATCAACGTAGGGATGTAGTGTTTAACAATTTTAACAATAGTCCAATGAATGAGAAAATGCAACTCATTCTGGCTATTGATGGTATTGACACAGAGAAACAGCAACAAAGCTTGATTGTACAAACACTAGGAAAAGACAGTAATGAGTTCAATAACACTGACAATAACGCCTGATCACTTCAAAGAATTGATGGTGAAGGGCTATTCTATTGATTCAATAGTCATGTTAAAGCTTTACGATACTGATGAAAAAGTAAAGGAAGAGCTTGACTTATTACTATTAGAAAACAAGAGAATAGAGCTCATCAAACAAACTTTGATAAGAAAGGCTCTTCTTACAGAGGATAATAAAATAACAAGTGAGGGGAGGTCCATTTTGGACTTCCTCTCTTCTTCGGTAGTAGGTGATGGGAAAAAGATAGAGAAAAGAAAGATGGTGTCTGTGGAAGACTTCACAAAATGGTGGTCTACATTTCCGGGCACTGACACCTTTACACACAAAGGCAAAACCTTTACAGGTGGAAGAGCCTTGAGAGTGAAAAAGGATGACTGCAGAATGATTATTACAAAGATAGTTGGTGAAGGAGAGTATACAATTGATGATTTGGTGAAGGCTTTAGAAATGGAAGTGCTACAGAAGAAAGAGAATTCTGTAAAGACAGGAGTGAATAGACTTACATTTATGCAGAGCACCGTCACCTATCTCAATCAACGCACTTTTGAACCATTTATTGAGCTAGCAAAAACCACAAATATAGAAGATATGACATCTTCTACAGGAGGTACGGATATATGACAAATGATTTTGAACTGTTAAAACAGGAAGTACAACGTGGTTTAGATGGTAAGAACAGTGGTATTCCTATGGGATTCAACAGATTGAATAAATACGTTGGTATTAGAAAACGTATTTACACTCTGTTATTTGGAGCCACTGGTAGTGGTAAATCAGCTTTTTGTCATAGTGCGTACATTCTCAATCCTTTTGATTGGTGGTATGCAAACAAGAACAATACAAATGTCAAGCTGAAGTTTATATTGTTCTCAATGGAGAGAAGTAAGGTTTATACACTAGCCAAATGGACCAGCAGGAAGATATTTCTTGATGAAGGAATAAACATTCCTATTGCCAAGTTGCTTGGTTGGTGGGAAACAAAGCTCACAAAGGATGAGCATGATTTGTTTTTGATGTATCAAAACTATATAAATGAGCTGTGTGAGGTGTGTGACATCATTGAAGGTGCACAAAACCCAACAGGCATTTATAAATATGTCAAGAAGTATGCAGAGAAGAATGGTGTGATACAAGAGGTGAGTGAATTTGAGAAGGTGTATGTTCCTAATGTGGAGAATGAAATTGTGATTCCCATCATAGATCATTTTGGCTTAATCAAGCCAGAAAGAGGTATGAGTAAGAAGGAAGCCATTGACAAAGCAAGTGAGTATTTTCAATGGATGAGAGACTTTCTAGGATATACACCAATTGGCGTTAGCCAGATAAACAGAGACTTAAGCAATCCCATCTATCAAAAGATGGATGCTTTTGAGCCTAACCTAGATCAGATAAAAGAGAGTGGTAGACCAGCAGAAGATAGTGATGTAGTTATATCGCTCTTTCAACCATCTAGGTATAAAACAAGTGATCCTTCAGGTTATAAAATAGATAAGTTTATATCACCTGAAGGTGCAGATTGTTTTAGAAACATTAAAGTGCTGAAAAACACCTATGGTGAAGCAGATTTGAGAATAGGTATGGGCTTTCATGGCTCTACAGGTATTTTCAAAGAGCTTCCCAAAGTGAAGAATATGGACAATTTTTCTTATGACTCATTATTTACAGGTCAATATTTCGTAGAATGAAACAAACACATTATAAGTTATCTAGTTTTAGTCCTAACGGAGGAACCTTTTGGCAATTTGCTCTCATACCTAACATTATTCTGTATAAGAATAAAATAGAAAGGGTGTCTGCATACACTATAGAATGGCTATTTTGGTCATTCTCCATCATCAAAAAAGATAATACACATGGACAAGAGATTGTATTTGAAGTATAAGCAAATAAATCCTGCATTGATAGCTTACGAGTATTACAAAGAGCATTTTCATAAAACTAGTGGAAGAATGGCTACACAGCAAGAGTTTCAACAAGTGTTTCCATTCTATCCCGGTGCACAAGTATCTGTTATGCAGAAAGCTGTACAGTATTATGACAATAAGTTTGGAGTGACATATCTTATTGACAAGAACAATACAGTGATACAAGCTTATTAACATGAAAAGGCTGTCATTGAGAGACCAACGTCAACAGGAATTTGCTGATGATTGGCTAAAGGTGAAACATGGTATTCTCTATTTGTGTCCAAGGTTTGGTAAAATCTTCACTACCATCAACATTCTTCAGAAGCTAAAGCCAAAGAAACTGTTGATAGCCTATCCAGATAATAAAATCAAGGATAGTTGGGAAACAGATTTCAAGACAAAGAAGTATAACAGCAAGAATGTCACATACACCACTCATCTATCTCTTCATAAATACAAAGAGGAGAAATATGACATGGTGGTGATTGATGAGATACATTTGCTGTCTGAGGCTCAAATAGAGGCTGCTAGGGAGCTTCTGGAGATGAATAGTGTAGTGTTAGGGCTCACAGGTACAATGACCAATTACACAAGGAGTACACTTGCTACAGAGCTTGGACTCAAGGTGGTGGCAGAATATCCTATGGAACAAGCTGTAAGAGAGGGTGTCATTGTTGACTACACTATTACAGTGAAGATTGTTCCTCTGGATAACAGTAAGGTGGTTGATTTCAATGGAAAAAAGAGAACGGAGAAAAAGCAATATGATGCCATAACATGGGGAATCAATCAAGCAGAGATGAAAGGTCAACAGACAATGTTCTTGAGACTGAAGAGAATGAGATTGATTCAGAAGAGTATTGCTAAAATAAACGCCACTAAGCAGATCTTACAGAAATACAAGGATGAAAGAGTGCTTGTGTTCTGTGGAATTACAGAAGTGGCTGATGGTCTAGGTATTCCTTCCTATCACAGCAAATCCACTGAAAAACAAATGTTTGAAGACTTTGCTAATGGAGAGGGAAAACACATGGCTGTGGTTAAGATTGGGAACACAGGGGTGACATACAAGCCTCTTAACAAGGTGGTGATTAACTATTTTGATAGTAATGCAGAGAATCTTGCTCAAAAGATCAATAGATGCATGGCTATGGAGTATGACACACCGGATAAGAAGGCTGAAATAATCATCATCTCTAGTAATGAGGAAGCAGAGCGTAACTGGTTAAAAAGAGCTCTGGAATTTTTTGACAAATCAAAAATCGTGTATGAAAAATGAGAAGATTTTCGTATCTTCGGAGTAAACTTAGAAAGTATGGCTAGTAAATTAATTGGAATCGTAGGAGCCACAGGAACAGGGAAATCTACATCTATTAAATCTCTTGATCCTAAAGAAACGTACATCATCAATGTTGCCAAGAAGGAGCTTCCTTTCAAGGGATCAGAGAAGATGTATAACGCTGAAAACAAGAATTACAAGGAAGTAGATGACATCAATGAAATCACACGTTTGCTGTTAACACTCTCTGAAAAAGCACCTCAAGTGAAGAACATTGTCATTGAAGACAGTAATTACATGATGAGCTTTAGAATGGCTGATAAAGCCACAGAGATTGGGTTTACAAAGTTCACCATTCTGATGAAGGATATGGTGGATTTGTTCAAGATGGCAAGGAAACTGAGAGATGACATTAAAGTGTTTTATTTCACACATCCTGAAACCATTGAAGATGGTGGAGAGATAGTGGGATATAAGATGAAGACATCTGGGAAAGCATTGGATAATCAAATTACATTGGAAGGACTTTTCACTGTTTGTCTCTATACACATGTAGATGAGAATAAAGATGGATCTGCTAATTACAATTTTGTAACCAACAGATGGAAGAAATATCCTGCAAAGAGTCCAAGTGGAATGTTCAATGAAATAAAGATTCCAAATGATTTATCTCTTGTAGTTAAAACCGTAGATGAGTATTATTCTTAATTTAAAACAAAAACTAGAAAACAATGGCTATTGAAGGAAGTGTTAAGAAAGGACAAGAAGAACAGGTATTCTCAAAGAAGATTGGTCTGTTTGAAGCAAAGGTGATAGCTGTAAATCCTACAGCTGAGGAGTATGCAGATGTTTTGGGTATTGAACTCAAAGAAGGTAGCAAGGCTACAGAATATCTTGGTACATCCAATGATGGAAACACCACTCTCAGGCTTGATTTTTGGCTCAAAGAAGTGAAGAGTGGAGAAAAGTTCAAAGTGAATTTCTTTCTTGAGCACAAAGAGAAAACTAACAAAGACCAAACCAAGAAGCAATACATCAATAACATAGGTATTACATCTTGGGCTGATGATGAGAACAATCTTCCTGATTGGTTCAAAGGAAGGGATTATCGTGTAGCTAAAGTGGGTGAGGAAGAGATGTATGGTTTCCTGCGTACATGGCTTGGTAATCTCAACTATCGTTCAGAAGGTGTAGTTTTGGATATTGACTGGAAACCTTTGATGAAAGGTAATGTGCGAGAAATTAAGTCGCAAATTGATGGAGAATATGCGACAAGCATTGTTGCTCTTGCCACCATCAAAACTGTTGAGAAAGATGGTGAGGTGAAGGAATATCAGAATGTTTACAACAAAGGATTTCTTCCTGCATATACGCTGAAGAATTTCAGACTTGTAGACTATTCCAAGCCTGAAGTGCTCAATGGATTGAGATTGAAGAAGAGCAAAGAACTCAAGCCTCATGAGAGGTTTGTCATCACTGTCACAGGTGAATATGGATGCCGTGATTTCTATTCTCTGAAGGATCTGCGTGACTATAACTCTGATGAAAACTTAGTGGCTTCGGATAGCGTCATTACCAGTGATGGTAGTGATTATTGACCCTTCTCTGTCAAATGAAAATGTCCCTGCCACATCATTGTGGTGGGGACTTTTCTTTACATTTGTATTGTATGATTAAAGGAGATTTGATAGTTAGGTTGACAAAGCAATCTATTCTTGACAGGATTAGTGAATATGACATATTCATGTATTATATGCCTACAAGAGATTGGAAAATCAATCAAGTGACATATTCTCCATTCAGAAATGAATCTCATCCATCTTTTCTTATTGGGAACAGATATGGATATATTTCATTCATTGACTTTGCAGACTCTTCTAAAAGAGGTGATTGTTTCAAGTTTGTCAGTTTGTATTTTAATATTCCATGTCTGGATGATGTTCTGAAGAAGATAGATGTGGACTTTGGATTAGGTATATCCGGTGGAGAGGTGAAGGATTATAAGAAAATCATCACTTCTTACAAACAACCTGAACAATCAAAGAGATATTCATTAATACAAGTGGTGACAAGAAAGTTCACTAACGCAGAGATTCAATATTGGAATTCCTATCATCTTTCTATTGATGATTTGAGAAAGGACAATGTATATGCAATCAAAAAAGTGTTTTTGAATAGACAAGCTTTTCCTATTCCTGAAAAGGAAATGGTATTTGGCTATCTATATGACAGCAATTGGAAGATATATAGACCATTTGCTGATAGGAAAACTAAATGGTTGCCTAACAATGTTCCTATTACAACAATGGATGGAAGAAATGACATAGTGGTGGAAGACAGAGTGATAGACACTGCACTTGTCACAAAGTCAAAGAAAGACTACATGGTGTTGAAGAAAGTATTTCCTTATGTATGTGCTGTTCAGAATGAA